TAGATGTCGAAGGCGCAATGTCAGTACTGGCGGACACTTTCGGAGGTGACGCAGCTGCAGCTGCAGACACCGCAGAAGGACGTTTCAAAAGACTCTCCATCGGACTAGCCGAAACCAAAGAGTCAATCGGCGCAGCTCTACTCCCAGCAATCCAAGCCATACTCCCATACATCGAGCGCCTCGGAACATGGGCTCAAGAAAACACCACGACATTCCTTATTGTCGGCGGAGCGATCGCAGGCATCGCCACAGCCATCCTCGCAGTCAACTTTGCGATGAAAGCCTGGACAGCAGCCACTACCGCTTTCACAGCCGTCCAAGCAGCCTTCAACGCTGTCATGGCACTTAACCCAATCTTCTTGCTAGTAGTTGCGATCGTCGCGGTCGGCGCTGCTCTGATCATTCTCCAGGCCAAGTTCAACATTTTTGGCAAGGCTCTCGAGGGCGTCGGCAAGATCGCCTCCATACTTTGGGACGGAATGAAAGCAGGCTTCGCTGGCGTCGTCACCGCTATAAGCGGATACATCAACGGTCTAGTCTCAATCTACAAAGGACTTTTCAACGGCATCGCCACGGTCTGGAATAGCACCGTCGGAAAACTTTCTTTTAAGATCCCAGGCTGGGTTCCAGTCATCGGCGGAAAAGGCTTCGACGTTCCTAATATCCCGATGCTTGCCGACGGTGGCATCGTGACAGGCCCGACGTTAGCGATGATCGGCGAGCGAGGCCCAGAAGCCGTTGTCCCACTCACAGGGAGCAACAGCCCAAGTCTCGGCAATAACATCACGATCAACGTCAACGGCGGAGACCCGAACGCAGTAGTCGCAGCTCTGCGTACCTATATGCGCCAAAACGGATCCATCCCAATCAGAACGAGCAGCATTTTCTAATGGGCTTGCAAAGTTACGTCGTCAATTATCTAGATGGCGCTGGCTATGTAGCGCTCACAAACATTCAGTCCATAAACCTGAACATCGGCGTCCAGGCACAACTTGAGCAGATCAAAGCATCGACCGCCACAGTTGTCATCCGTTATCCGACAGGTTTTGCTTCACCGATCGCGCGACTAAAAAGCGGTACGGACGTCACGATCCAAAACAACACAGTCCCAGCGTCTCCATATGACATTTGGCAAGGCAAAATCTCCGACGTAAGTGTCGAGTACGGGATGCCGTATTCCGGTGGAGTCGGGAACGCCGACTACGCCACGATCACCATGGAAGGCTATTTTGCCGACTTAGGCCGTATGAACGGCGGATCGTATGCAATGGCAGCTGGAACACTTGACTCGCAAATGATCACCGCAACAACCCAGTCGGGCGTCTCTATGGCTTACATTTCGGGGGGCGAAGCGCGAACGGGAGCTGCAACTACTGTGAGCAGTACTTGGGGTGATTGGGTAGCGCGTACCGCATTATCAAATAACGCTCGATTGCGAGATGGCGCGGAAATGACGACGGGCAAAGTGAACATCATCAGCCCTTTCAGCGTGGTTCCGTTTGACTACGCCTTTAGCGATGCTCCTACCGGCACAAACCAAAAGTACGACATCATTAACTTTGACAGTCTTTCCGATAACTATTACAACCAGGTCACGGTTTCAACTGAGTCTTTCGGCAGCTCTACCGTTCTTGCTGGGGGAGTCTTTAAGCCTTACCGCACATACCAGGTGAACACCATTAACGCCTCGACAAGCCAAGCGACGGACTTTGCTAACTATCTGCTCAACAACTACAAGACCCCAAAATTGGCAATCAGTAGCATTTCGGCAACAGCGGAACAGCAGACCACATTCAAACTGGATCAGATGGTTTCTATTTTCTCGCTGTACTACTACCCAGGTTGCAGCGTGAACATCACTTTCCGAGGAACCACTTATCCTTGTGTCATCGAGGGCGTTTCTATGAGCGCAACACCTGATAGCACACGCTTCACGTTTTACGTTTCGGGCGCGGATCTCAACGCTTATCTAATTTTGAATAACACTACTTTTGGCAAACTTGACTCAAATAGACTGGGGTACTAATGGCTATAAAAACATTCACTACTGGCGAAGTGTTGACCGCTTCAGACACAAACACTTATTTAGCAAACAGCGGGCTCGTTTATATCAAGCAGCAGACCGTCGGTTCTGCCGTTGCCAGCGTCACCGTGTCATCTGCATTTTCCGCGGATTACGACAGTTATAAAATTATTTGGACAGGTGGAACACAGTCTGCTGATACAAACACAATGCTCAAACTTGGCGCTACTGCTACTGGTTATTACGGCGCGTACGTTTACGCTACTTACGCTGGCGGTGGCCCGTTAGTGGCTGGAGATAACAACGCAAATCAGTTTTCGTTCGCTGGCGGGGGAGCATCAAACTCTGCAGCGGTGAACGTAGATATTCATAATCCTTTTTCAAGCTACAGGACACGAATAAGCGCTTTTAACATTGTATATAGCACTATTTGCGGAACTTATTCTGGAGTGTTAGCAGATACCACTTCATACACCGCTTTTACTTTGCAACCTTCAAGCGGCACTCTTAGCGGTGGAATTATTTTTGTTTACGGATACAGAAAGAGCTAGAAAATGACTAGACCAAACATTCAAATCGACGACGAAATACGCGAAATGACAGAAGAAGAATACGAGGCGCTCTTGGCTTCTGGTTGGACTGAGCAAGGCTCCGATGTTGTGGCGTCTTAGTTTTGTGGCGCTCCTGTTTGGCGCAATCCTCACCGCTTGCGGAGACCGTGAACGCGTCAACTGCCCGCCACTAACCAAAAACAAGGCGCTCCGCTCCACCACCATCACAATCGATACCGCCTCAGTCGGCACGACCCGAGCACTAGAGAACCGTTGCCCATGAAACTTCCACCACTACGCCCACGAATGAACAACGACGAAATCAAAGCGCGACTCATCCTCATCGTCGGCATCACGCTCTCCATCACGTTCTTCATTTCCACAGCAGCTCTGCTATACGGACTCCTTTTTGTCACCCAGCCCCTCGAGGTCTCGGATAACGACAAGAGCGCGTGGAGCCTGCTTTCCCCGATGATGATGTTCCTCACAGGCTCACTTGCAGGCGTACTCGCGTCTAATGGCCTGAAGAACCAAAAGGACAAAGATGACAACGCCTAAAGCAGCCCCAAAAATTACAGCAATGCCGTACACCGGCAACAAAGACGCCAGCGCTACAGGCAAAGCCACCCCAGGGGCGCTCAAACTGCTTGACATTCTCAGCACTAAATGGAGCTTTAAGAACCTCGGGGTCTATGCCTACCGACCAATGCGCGGATCAACCATGTTGTCAGTACACGGCACAGGACGCGCTTTTGACGCTGGCTACAAACAAACCCAGCAGGAACTCGTCACACAGATCTGTGACTGGCTCGCCGATAACCACGTCGCCCTCGGCATTGAGGAAATCCATCAGTACGTCTGGAAAACACACGGACGGGGTTTCCGCTGCAACCGTGACGGCAAGCCAGGCTGGAAAGAATGGGACGCCGAAAACAATGGAGGCCCAGGCGGATACTGGATCCACATTGAAGTCTCCCCGACCTTCGCACAAAACCCTCGACTCATTGTTCAGGCTTGGAAAAACACAATCCACACTTTCGTCACACCGATCGTGTAAGTTCTCTAACGTCACCTTCTATCCCTACTACGGAGGCACTAATGGCAGGCAAAATCACCCGACCCGACGACTGGGAACCAGGCACTCTGTTCCATGCACCATTGCATCGAGAGCCCGACCAGCCCACAAGCGTTCAAGGCGCTAAAGACGTCAAACACAGGCGAACATCCCAGGCGATGCTTCTACTCATTGAGTACCGGAACCATGACCTCACCGATGAAGAGGCTGGAGCTCGATCAGGGCTTATCAGGCGCTCACGGTGCTACTGGAAAAGATGTTCCGATCTTCGCTCCGCTGGTTATATTGTGAACACAGGAAAGACGCGGATCGGATCCGCAGGATCATCCCAGATGGTCTGTGCCATTACCCCAGAGGGCCTCGCAGCTCTTGATTAGGAGGAATTATGTTCACTCGATCAAAGGATCGCTATTAGGCGACTCGCGGCAGCCGTGCTATTTATTGCCGCTTTCAACCCATCTCCAGCAAGTGCCGAGAATGTGCCCTTCCGATGCGACTACTACGCAACGAAAGCCATCCAACTCGGTTGGCCTAAAAAGGAGAAAGCGATGCTCATGAGGATTATGTGGCGCGAGTCGCATTGTCAGACCACGAGCATCAACCGCAAAGACCCTTACGGGGGGTCTTTCGGACTACTGCAAATAAACGGCAGTAATGTCGGCTGGGCAAAACGTGGAGGCTGGATCAACAGCCGAGACGATCTGCTCAAAAGAAACGAAAACCTCAAGGTAGCCCTCGAGTTGTGGAAACTCTACGGATGGCGACCCTGGGGAACTAAATCATCCCAATAACAGAAAGAGCCCCTACATGACATTCAATTTAGACAACTACGAGCCAGTAGCGCCCAGACTGGCGCGATGGCTAGAAGCGGCAGAAGACCCCCGAGTCATCACGACGCTTATTGCTTACGAGCCAGGCAAGTGGTGCATCTTCAAGACCGATCTCTATGAAGGCGAGAAGATGATCTCAACAGGTCACGCCTACGAAGAGCACACCGAAAAAGGCGTCAATTCCACGAGCTTTATGGAGAACTGTGAGACGAGTTCAACGGGGCGCGCGTTGAGCAATTTCGGGATGGCAGGCTCAGATCCGTCCAAACGCCCTTCTCGTGAAGAGATGACAAAAGTACAACGCATGACACCCAGCGACGCTCCTGAAGGCACACAAC